GTTGTCTGAAAGATGTTTAGTTACTCAAGCAGCGAATAATTTCGTATTATTCCAACAATAAGATTGCTGTAGTAATTACCCTCGTTGAACTGATGGGGGTAATTATTACTTTTATTAATTATATTATATTATATCATGTCAAAAACAAAACAAATTCAAGCCCCTAAATGGGAGTTAAAAGATAGACTTTACTATCTTGCTGGAGGTGCAACACCTTTAACATATACATTATCATCTAAAAATTCTTCAAGATCACAATTAATGTGGTTTGATGAAGCAACAGGTGAACAAAGAGAAATTAGATATGCGACCAACCAAGCATCGCCATTTGTAGATAAACAAAAAGGTGAAGTAACAATGGGGCATATTGTATTTGAAAACGGAGCTTTAAATGTTCCTAAACGTCAACAGAACTTGCAAAAGTTGCTTTCTTTGTATCATCCAAGATTAAACACGGCTTATTATGAATATAAAGCTGAAGTTGAAGCACAAGATGAGATGGTTGATTTAAATTTAGAAATAGATGCTTTATTAGCGGCGAGAGAAATGGAAATTGATCAAGCCGAAGCTATATTAAGAGTAGAAAAAGGAAGTGGCGTATCAGCAATGAGTTCAAAAGAACTTAAAAGAGACTTGTTGATTATGGCTAAAAACAATCCTAATTTATTTCTAACATTAGCAGCTGATGAAAACGTTGGTTTAAGAAACGTTGCATTGTTGGCTGTAGAACAAAGTATCATAAAACTTTCTCAAGATCAAAGAGATTTCTTGTGGGGAACTAATGATAGAAAATTAATGACTATACCTTTTGAAGAAAATCCATATTCAGCTTTAGCTGCTTGGTTTAAAACTGATGAAGGCGTAGAAGTTTATAAAACAATTCAGAAAAAATTACAATAACATGTAATTATAAAATATAGTGAAGGGTCGCTTAAAAACGGCCCTGTCATTATTAACTAAAATATTAAAATGGCAATAAACGTAAATACTGTATATCAAACCGTTTTATTAATACTAAACAAAGAACAGAGAGGTTATATGACACCTGTTGAGTTTAATAAAATAGGTCAGCAAGTTCAATTAGAAATATTTGAAAAATATTTTGAAGATCTTAATCAGCAGATACGTATTCCACAAACAAATGTAGATTATGCAGATCGCGTAATGAGTCTTGATGAAAAAATGGCAATATTTAAAACATCAGGTGCTAGTGCATACACCGGTGGTGCCACTCCTTTCTTCTCTTTACCAACAGCCAACACACTTAATCCTTCCACAGAAATTATACCTTCTACCGGATTGACTAGTTATACAATCCCAAACACTCTTTCAACTCAAACTATTATAGATCCTATCGTAACAGTAAATGGTATTACACAAACCACTGGATTTAGTTTTACAAACAACATATTAACTTTTACAGCAGCAGCCACACCGCTAGATAGTGTTCTTAATATTAATGTAGATGCTGTAGGTCCAGGTGTTAATGAGTTTAAATTACCTAAAAACAGTGTTACTATAACCATACAAGTTGGGGCAACGGTAAGTGGACCTAATTCCGCTGGAACTCCTTTAGTTGCGGCTGTAGATACTAATCCTGCCAATGGGACTTTTATAACCGTAAATTCTGCACAAAATTATGTAGTTAACCAAAATCTAAGTTTTACAAATAACATAGTGGTTTCAGGGACTTGGGTTACTCAAGGTTCAAATCCTGTTTACAAACTTGGAGTTGTTAATTTTACAGATGGTGCTTTACCTATTCATGAACTTGAAAGAGTTACAAGAGGAGAACTTTACCATTTATTAAGCTCAAATTTAACTAAACCAACAAAGCATTATCCTATTTATTTATACGAAGATAATAAACTTTATGTTTACCCTACCACAATAATAAGTGGTATTTCTTGTGATTACATAAAAAAACCCGTAGATCCTATTTGGAATTTTATATTAGGTACTGGAAATAGTTATATATACAATTCCTCAACGTCTGTAAATTTTGAAATACACGAAACAGAGCAAGTAGAATTAATATTAAAAATATTATTATATGCAGGTGTTGTAGTTAAAAGTCCTGAAATAATTCAAGTAGCATCTCAACAAGTTGCTCAGGAAAATCAAAATCAAAAAAGCTAAGATATGCCTATACCTAATGGTGGTTTAATAACCGAAACTAACAGACAATATTACGCTGGAGCTCAGCAGTTTACAGTACCGGCAACCGCTGTTAATCAAACTTTTACAAGTACATTTGATACTGATTTAGTCGTAGGAAGCGGTAATTATTCTGATCCTGGAACTTTAGGTTATAATGTAAATAATTTTAAAATATTTACTAGTGCAAACGCACAAGTATGGACAGAGCTTACACCGGCAAATACAGATTTTGATGCAGTGGCTAATGGTGTTAGTCCTGTTGCTGATCCACAAGTTGTAAACATAGTAGCTAATACAGCTATTATAGGTGGAAGTATTTTTTCTTTAGTAAGTAAAACAACTGGTTTTGTTTATGGAATTATTACTTTAGTAAACGCTGCTAGCACACAACTTACACTAAATCAAGCTTTACCCGTTGGAGGTATACCTACCGGTACAACTTTAAGTATACGTAGAGTTACAGTGTGGGAAATGCTTACACAAAATATAATAACAATAGCGGAGTCTTTAGCTATTAATACATATGTAAAAATTGAATCCACCGAGGAGACTAGAGAAAACAACTTTGGTAGCTATGAGTATACAAGATTAACAGACGTTATTGATAATTTTTTAATTGCTTATGTTGGTGCTGGAAAATTATTACCAAGCGTAAAAAGATCAGATGTAATATTTCATGCTAAAAGAGGTTTACAAGAATTTAGTTATGATACTTTAAAAAGTATTAAATCTTCAGAACTTACTGTTCCATCAAGTTTAAGCTTAACTATTCCTCAAGATTACGTTAACTACGTTAAACTATCCTGGATAGATGGCACAGGTGTTTTACATACTATTTATCCTACAGACAACTTAAACCAAAGTCCTTATTATACGTTTAGTCAAGATGGTTTGGGTAATCCAATTCAAGATAGCAGTGATAGTAACACAGAGGTTACATCACAAATGAATCCAACTTGGGCAAATAATAACCCAAGAAATATTAGTGGTGCTTTTGTAAACGACTTAAACAATGCTAACGCTGTTTTTGATCAAAGCGTTTATAGTGGTCAGTTAGGTCAAAGATATGGTTTAAACCCACAGACTAGTCAAAAAAACGGTTGGTTTAAGATAGATGAAAGAAAAGGTACTTTTAATTTTACAAGTAATATAGCTAATAGATTAATATTGTTACAATATATATCTGATGGTAACGCTTATGATTTAGATGCTAGAATACCTAAGCTAGCTGAAGACGCTTTGTATTCTCACATAATACATGCTATACTATCTACATCAGCTAACGTGCAAGAATATGTTGTAAGAAGATTTCAAAAAGAAAGAAGTGCTAAACTAAGAAATGCTAAAATAAGATTATCTAATATTAAACTTGATCAAATTATTCAAGTTATGAGAGGTAAGTCTAAATGGATTAAATAATTAATATTAAATTATGATTACAAACAAAAAAAAGAAAAATACGACAATAAAAATTCCTAAATTGCCAAACAATGGAATTGTGGGAGGATCTGGAGGACTTGGAATTATAGGTGGATTTGCTGGTGGACTTGCAAAAGGAGCACTTAATCTTATAAAAAGTGTAATAAAAGGAAAAAACATTGTAAAGCCTGTTACTAAAGTTACAAAACGTACAACTTCCATGAAAAATCCAATTAAAGGAAGTAATGCAACTTATAAGAAATTACAATACCCAATGGGTAAGAAAAACTTTTAGGCGCTGGTGGAAATAGTTATCCAAGATAAACACATATACATATATTAATGGCAGAAATAAAAAACAGTTTTCTAAGATCCAAGATGAATAAAGACTTGGATGATAGATTAATACCTAATGGTGAATATAGAGATGCGCAGAATATATCTGTAGGAAAATCAGAAGATGATGACATAGGTGCTTTAGAAAACGTTTTAGGTAATACGCTTATTTCACCAAGTGATTTAGGTATTGCTGATTTAAAAATAATAGGTTATATTACTGATGAATACAAAGATAATGTTATTGTTTTTGCCACTAACTACACCGATAGTACAACTTTTGATTCTTTTCCTACAAAAGCTCCATCTACAAAAAGATGTATAATATACATATGGAGTCCTAATACTGCTGGTGGTATTACAACCTTAATAGATAATTCATTTTTAAATTTTTCTACAACAAACCCTATACAGGCTACATTAATAGAAGAGTTACTATTTTTTACCGATAATAGAAATCAACCAAGAAAAATATCTATTGACAAAGGAGCTGGATACTATACTTCTGAAGATCAAATATCTGTAGCTAAATATAATCCTTGGGAACCTATTGGCTTAATTAGAAAAGAAACTGGTATTGTGGCAGCAGCGCCCGCACCTACATCTACAGTGTTTACTTTAGACACTGTTAATGCAAATATCAAAGTAGGCATGGCTGTTGTAAGTGCAAGCAAAGATAGAATTCAAAAAATAGATGGAGATGATTTTATTACTGTAGCAAATGTTAATGGTGCTATTATAACATTGTCAGGCGCTCCTCCTGCCGCCTCAAACAACCCTGCTGCAGATGATAATTTTATATTTTTATTATCTACAATGACTAATAAAAGTGCAGAAAATAATTGGCCTGGTGATCCTGATTTTTTAGAAGATAAGTTTGTTAGATTTAGCTATAGATTTAGGTTTGATGATGGTGAGTATTCTATAATGGCACCTTTTACGCAGATAGCCTATATACCTAAGCAAAAAGGTTATTTTGTAAATGGTAACGAAGATGCAGCATATAGAAGTACAATATTAGATTGGATGGAAAACAATGTTGATAATGTCGAGTTATTGATTCCATTACCTGATTTAGCTAGTAATATAGGTGCATCTTACAAAATAACAGACATGGATGTTTTGTATAAAGAATCTGATGCTTTGATTGTTAAAGTTTTAGAAACTTTACCTGTAGCAGATATAATATCAAGCTCTTCCCAAAACATATGTACTTACGATTATCAGTCTAGAAAACCTTATAAAACATTAACACAAGCTCAAACCGTTAGGGTTTATGACAAAGTTCCTGTTAGAGCTTTATCACAAGAAACAGCTGGAAATAGAATTATATATGGTAATTTTAGAGATATATATACGCCTCCTACAACCGTAGATTATACAGTTAGAACAACTATTAAAAAAACATTTACATCTGACAGTTGGATAGAATATCCTAATCACTCTTTGAAACAAAACAGATCTTATCAAGTTGGATTTGTTTTATGCGATAAATTCGGTAGACAATCGTCAGTAATATTATCACCAGTAAAAGCTACTTCACTTTCTCCAGGAGCTCTAGGTTCAACCATTTTTGCACCATACTATACAGAAGCTGGTAGACCTAACATAAAAGACTGGTTTGGAGACGCATTACAGATAGCTGTTAATAAACCTATAACTTCAAATGAAAGTAGAGATAGTCAACCAAATTTTAATACAGGTGAACCTGGTTTATATGCTATAAGAACTTCTCCTACTGGTAAAGGTTTTCAAATATCTGACGCTGCAACTGAAGACGCTACTATTGTAGGAAATTTTTATACATTTAAACTAGACGCTGCAGCTGGTGTTAATAGTGTAATCCCAGTTGTTAATGATTTTTTAAGAGGAGAATTTACGGATTATGTAAAAGTAACTAATGTTCAACTAAACACCCCTACCGCTGGTTTTTACAAAGTTACTACAGTTGGACAAGTAAATAGTTCTTATTTAAATAATTTTGCAAACGATCCTGATGTCAAATATGCTTTTATAATAAATCCTACTGGTTGGTATTCATATAAAGTTGTTGTTAAGCAAACGGAACAAGATTATTATAATGTATATCTTCCTGGTATATTAAAAGGTTATCCCGAAATTGCTTCAGGAAAAATTCCTTTTCCTTCTGATCCACCTGCTTCAACAGCTAATATTGTTTTAATAAACGATAATATAAATAAAGTTCCTAGAGACTTATCTGAGGTTGGTCCTGATCAAAAACAGTTTAGAAGTTCTGTTCAATTATTTGGAAGGGTACAAAACACTGTTGTAGGTACTGCTGCAGACGCAGCTTTAAATAATATACAATATTACCCTGGAACAGATACAGATACAGCAATTAGTATAGCTACTACTAATGATTCTAATATGGAGTTTGATACTCTTAGTGCTATTGGTCAGCAAAATATATATCAAATAGATAGCAAACCTTTAATAGCTCGATTAGCAACATCAACTGGTATTGGTGTAGTTACAAACGCTACAGCTAATTTAAACATGCAACCTTTTTTAGCTATATACGAAACAGAACCTGTTGAATCTTTATTAGATATATTTTGGGAAACTACAACTGTTGGTATAATATCTGATTTAAATGCAGATGTAGATACTGGTTTTGAAGGACCCAGCGCTATTAGCTTTAACTTTACTTCATTCCAAGAAAATGTTTCTCCAGGATCTAACATAACAGATTTAGTTTATGTTACATCTCAAGAAGGAGTTAGTTTTGATGGTGCTTCAGCTGCTACAACGTTAACACTTAATAGCTTTTCCGTAACTGACGGAACTGGTGCATCCGCAACATCTAAATTTTTCTTATTTCAAAATACAACTGCAGGTAGCGCAGACTACATGAAGTTTCAAATAAAATCAATGTCAGCAAGTCTTGATTCCGAGCAGTCTGATACATTTTTTACGTTCATAAACAATTCATCAGTAAACGATTCGTATACATTTAATATAACGGTTACAGATGGAGCTACTATTCCCAACACAAATACTTTAACTTTTCAAGGAAACTTAGATAACAATATTCCTGTTTTTGATCCACCACTCGCGTTGATTACTAAAACTGTAGATCAATCAGTTATTTCAGACAAATTAACAGCTTTTAATGGTACTAATGCTAACAATAGTTTAGCCAACAGAACAGATCAACTAGAATGGACCATAACAGCAGGTAATCCTACCAATACTCTTAATGGTCAACCTGCTTTTCAAATAAACGCAACAACAGGTCGACTTACACAAACGCCAAACAATACAGCTAATGGTCTTTATCTTGTGACAATCACAATTAAAGATGCTGTGTCTAGTGGTGTGCAGGGAACTGGTGGTGAAGTTGCTTTTGCAGTTCAACGTATACAAATAGGGCCTACACCTATAAACGACTTGGTTGCTTCTTTTTGTAAAACAATAGTTTTTGATCCATCTTCTCAGCTTCCAGATCAAGCAACTGTTACACCATATCAATCTGCAGGTGGATCAGTTACAGCTGTTTGGTATTTATCAGACAACACATCAACTGGAACAGATAGGGCAACGTATTTAGAAGGAACAGGTTGGCCTCAAGGAAGAAGTTTGGGTGATGGAGTACCTACAAACGTTACAACCGGTGAAATATCTTATGCAAATTATACAAATACAAAAACTATACATAGGCTAGGTAAAGCTTTAACACAAGGAACTGTAGCTCTTTCTATGAGTATGCAATTAAAATATACTGGAGGTGAAACACCTAATAGTGGTATTTCTGCTCAAATAAAAGGCGGATGGAGAGTTTATCATAGAGTAAATGATAGCGCTGCCTGGGTATCTATTCCAGATATAAATAATCATACTATTCCTGTCTTTGGTATAGGAAGAAGTAATTCAAATGGAGTAGAGTTAGTAGCTCCTAGTGTAAGTGGTACAAACTTTAATTATTTACAGTATGTAATGGCTTATGACACTCCAGGTGAATACTTAATCGTGGCTAGTCAAACTGAAGCAATTACAGCGTCTAAAACATCTCAATCGCTAGTCACTTATTGTAGTTCAAGTGACTTAAACTATAGTACATGTGTAATTGAAAATGGTAACAATGTATCATCTGTAGCAACTACATATAAATATAAAATATCTAATAGCTCTACAGCGGCTCCATCTTGCAGTATTGGTTCATATGGTGCAGCTTATTCTAATGTTCCTTATGGTCAATATGTTAATCAATTTTTTCAGTCAACTTCTTTAACTATTCCGATGTCTTTCACAACGGATGCGACTGATTCTAATGGTATTACACATACAAATTATAAAACTTTTGGTATAGATCAAGCTAGTCCGTATAATGACCCAAGCACAGGTAAATATACTTTTACTTCTAGGTTTACAACAAACGCAGGTTCAGAAGCTAAGGTTTATAATCCACCTAGTTGGGGAACAAATTGTTTTACAACTAACTGTGGCAACGCAGGGCAAAATAGTCAATGTAATCCTTTAGCTTTAGCATTTCCTTACTCATTAAATACTCAAACAGTAGGGTAGTAATACAAAAAAATAAGTGATAATAAATTATGGCAGCAACACTTGAATTAAAATATTTTAATACATTCTGGTTAAAAAAGATCAAGAGTATTACTGACGTTGAAACAACTAATACAGCTGTTGGAGCAACTAATACAGCTGTTGGCACAACAATTATATTAATAAATGCTAGCACGGTTGGTGTTGGGGCTGGTCAAACGGTTACCAATAACACTAATCCAGGAGGTTTTTCATCAGGCATAGTAACAGTTACAGCTAGAAGCGGCGCAAACGTAACGGTAAGTACTCCTGCTTTATCTACCACAACTAGCGCAAATTCTGCTTCAACAGGAACAACACTAACCTTAACAGTATCAAACACAAGTGTTGTTGCTGGTATGAAGGTTACAGGAACAGGTGTTCCGGCTGATACTTATATAGAGGCTGTAACTAGTCCAGCCTTTGTGTACACACTAAATCAAGCTGCAAATATTGCTTTAAACGCAACGTTAACATATGTATCGAGTATTAATGTTACAGCAAATGATGGTTTGGTTTTTACTGGAAAAGCTACTGGACCTAACGTTCCAGGAGGTTATGACAATGATGATGCAACGTCTTGGTATGAAGAAGAAGCTAGAATAAGAGGTGGTTATAATAACTTATCGGTTGATTTTGGAGTTAAAGCTTATATAGTAGAAAATACCGCAAATCAACAACATAGAATATCATCGTTAATATATTCAGGAATATTTAACTCTAGAACAGGTGTTAATAATACTAACCAATTTTCAGTTGGAACCGACATAACTAGATCAGCAGACCCAGCGAATGGATCAATCCAAAAATTATATTCAGAAGATACAAACTTAATTATATTTCAAGAAAACAAAGTAAGTAGAGCCTTAATAGATAAAGATGCTATATACTCTGCAGAAGGTAATGCAAGTATAACATCTTCTTTACAAGTTATAGGACAAATAATTCCTTATTCTGGAATTTATGGTATAGCAACAAATCCTGAAAGCTTTGCTGTTTATGGTAATAGAAAATATTTTACTGATAAAACTAGAGGATGCGTTTTAAGATTATCTAGTGGATCAGGAGGAGGAAACGGTATAACTGAAATATCTAGTTATGGTATGCATGATTTCTTTAGAGATGCATTAGCTAATACATCAGTTAATAAGGTTATAGGCATGTGGGATATGCATACTAAAAATTATGTTTTATCTATACAAACTAGCGGCACTAATTCTACTGCTGTGTTTGATGAAGGCGTTTTAGGCTGGACATCCTTTTTAAGCTTTAAACCCGAATATGGTTTTAGTTTAAACAACTTTTTTTATACTTTTAATACAGGTAAACTTTTTCAACATTACCTAGGTAATTATGGTCAGTTTTATGGAGTTACAAATAATTCAGATGTTACAATAGTTTTAAACTCTCAGCCTTCTGTGGTTAAGGTATTTCAAACAATTAACTATGAAGGAGCAACTGGATGGCAATTAGAGAGCATGATAGGTAGCTCTGGTGATGTTACTTTACCAATAGGTGTATATCAACAGCAAACAAGTTTAGCTGGCTTAGAAGGAGCTTTATTTTCTAATAATTTTAAAAGAAAAGAAAACAAGTATTTTGCTAATTTAATAAACAATTCTTCGGTTACACAAGGAGAAGTTATTTTTGGAAATAACATGACAGGTATTAAAGGTTTCTTTTCAACTGTTAAAATGAAAATAGCTAATGCAAGTTTTCCAACAGCTAAAAAAGAATTATTTTCAGTATCGTCAAATATTGTAGAATCATCATATTAAATTAAATTAAATGCAATTAAACATACGTATGCTAAAAGATTCTGATTGGAATACTTTAGTAAAATGGTGGAGTGCTTGGCCTGAATGGGTTGCACCTGCTAAAGATTTTTTACCAGATAATGGTAAAGGTGGATTTATAGTTGAAAAAAATGACACACCTATTGTTGCAGGATTTTTATATACTACAAATTCTAAAGCCGCTTTACTTGAATGGATTGTTTCAAATCCAGAATATAGAGAAAAAGATAGATTAAAAGCTATAGAGCTATTAATTGAAGGAGCTGAAAACGTTTGCAAAGAACAAGGTATAAAATATATATTTAGCATTGGTAGAAATAAACATCTTATAGAAACACATAAAAAACTAGGATATACGGTAGATAATAAGTCTTCGTATGAAATAACAAAAAAAATATAACATGGGAGTAGTAACAGCAATAGCGGCAGGCGCAAGCTTGATAGGATCAGCAGTAGGAGCTGCTGGAGCAGCTAAAAACGCAAGAAGAGCTAGAGGAGCACAAGCTGCTGCAGCAAGAGAAATTGCATCAATTAAAGCGTCGCGTCAATCTATAGTTAATCCTTATTCAGGAACAAAAAACTTGAGTGGAATGGCTAAAGATCTTTCAGGGAATTTAAGTAATCCATTTGCTAGTTTAGGTGTTGCAACTCAAGCTGCTGAAATACAAGTAGAACAATCTGATATTGCTTTAGCTAATACATTAGATACTTTAAGATCTACAGGTGCTAGTGCTGGTGGTGCTACCGCTTTAGCACAAGCCGCTTTATCCAGTAAAAAAGGAGTGGCAGCTAGTATTGAACAACAAGAAGCTCAAAACGAAAAATTAAAAGCTCAAGGAGAGCAACAATTACAGCAGCAAAAAATGTCTGAACAACAAAGGCTTCAAAGCATATCTATAAGTGAAGGTCAAAGAGTTCAATCAGCAGATGCAGCAGGTAAACAATTTACATTTCAAGCTAAAGAAGCAAGAACAAATCAAGATCTTAACGCTGCAGCTGGTAAACAACAACAGGCTATGCAACAAGAGTCAGATGCTAATGCCGCTAAAGCAGCTGCAATAGGTGGTGGTATTAGTGCAATAGGAAGTATAGGTTCGGCTTACGCGGGAAAAGCGTAGCTGGAGACAGCGTAACAACATCTACAACAACACCTACGCCAACGTATTCAAGAGATCAATTAACAGAAACATTTAAAGTAACAAATTCAACTTTTACTCAAAATAAATAAAATATGGGAGCATACGATAGTCCAAAAATAATACGAGATAGATCCGGTGAAATATATGGTCAAGCGATTGCTAACTTTGGTCAGCAAGTAGGTGCAGGTTTAAAAGCTAATTATTTAAAACGAGATCAAGAGGCAGAAAAAGCTAATAAAGAAATAGAAAGACAACAGCGTATAGGTTTTAATATTGAAACTCAAGCTTATGATCTTGCAGATAGAAACTATGCTTTAGTTGCTAAAGAAGATCCTGGACTAGCTCAAGGATTTAAAGATGAAGTTTATACATTATTAAGAGGTGATAAAGAATCAGATCCTCCTATTATGGGTGCTATACAAGCACAAACTTTATTGCAAACTAAAACAGATTTAACTGATGATGAAAGAACACAATACAGAACTATTGTGCAAAATGCTAAAACTTTTCAAAACAATGCTATAGCTGGTGGTGGTAAAATACTAAGTGATTTAGAAGATATGAAAGGTTTAAACCCTGACGACATGGCTAGTACTCACTATTGGGTTGGTGCTAATGATGTAGAATCTGATACATCAATGCTAACAGGTTATGCTTTAGGTAATAAAAAAATGAGTGGCGTTGAAAGCTCTAAGAAAATTTATTCTGGTCCAAATGGAGAAATGATTGTTGAAGTAAATAGTAAAGTTGAAGAAGGTTCTGAAATGTTTAATCTTATGAGTCCTGACATGCAAGAGCATTTAAAAGAAAATAATTTTGAGGTTACGTGGAAAAGAGATATGAATGATTTTGAAGAACTTATAGGTGAAGTTCCTAAAGGTTTAGAATATGATAAAATTTCTGAAAACTCTAAATTTCAAAAAGATGGTAGTATACAACCTGATTTTATAGTTGGAGGTGGTGATGGTACAGTTTTTGAAACTAAAGATGTTAATTTAGAAGGAAAAGAAGTTATTAAAAAAGGTAGATTTATAGATATAAATAAATTAAAAAATGATGAGGTTTTTATCACTGACATTGAAGGTAAAGCTTCTGGTATGTTAAAAGGATATTCAGATGGAGAAATTGCTAGCTTCATGAAATATCAAATGAAAGACGGTGGATTTAAAATTCAAGATTTTAGAAAAATGACTGCTCCGCAGCAACAAGAAAGATTAGAAGAAGCTTTAACTAATGATTTTATAGATAAAAAAACATCAGCAAAAGGTATGGAAATGAAAATTAGTGATCAAGCAGATGTTGATTTTTATGCAAACCAAGATCCTCCTGTAACTATTGGGGTTGATGAGGAAATATATTTCCAAAACATGGGTGAAACTTTAGTTGCTAGTGGAGATCAAAAGACTGCAGCGCAAAAAAATCAAACCGCAGCAGAGCAAAGAATAGTCAAAGCAAATGAAACTTTATTTACAACCTTACAAGAACAATCTATACCTACATTTAGCAAAGGAGTTCTAAGTGAAGGGGCCGTAGAATTTAGAAAAGCTATTGATAAACTTCCAAACATAAGTATTGTTGGTAAGGACGATCTAACAGGCGATAGTAAGGTCACAGGTTTTTCAATAAAAGGGTTGGTAAAAACAGTTACAGTAAATAGTGATATGGATGACGCACAAATAAAAGAAGCTATAATGTTTGCAAATGGTGCTACAGCAGAAGAAATAAAAAAATACGATTTTAATAAAGTAAAAAGAGAAGCTGCTGAAAAGAAAAAACAAGAGCAAATAGAGTATCAAAAGAAAATAGATAATATTATTGGTACTATGGATAAAAAAAATGAACCTATAGTTTACGAATAATTAAATAATATACGTATGAACGAATACATAGTAGACGGTCAAGTTTACCAAGTTTCTGATGATAAGCTTGAGAAGTTTTTAGAAGAATTTCCTAACGCTAAATTAAAAGAAGAATCTACAAAACCAGTAAAGATAACACCTGTAGAAATGGATGCGACTGCAGGAGAAGAAATAGTGTCCGATATGGAGTTGAGTTCGGGAAATGGTTTTTCGGAATCTACAGAAATTAGTTCAGATATTAATAAACCTAAGTTAGCTCCTAAAACTAAAGGCAATTTATACCAAGGAGTTATTGCTGAAATGCAAGCTAGAAAAAATAAAGGATCTAAAAACCTACTACTAAATGAAAAAATAGGTGATGATGAAGATTGGGAAAAATTTCAAGAAACTGTTGGCGAAGAAACTGGTTTAGGTCTTTTAGATATGGTTAAGCAAAGTGCAGCACAGCTTAGATTAAGTGTGTCAGGTGGAGTAAACGATCTTTTAACGGCTGCCGCTATAGGAGTAGGAAGCAAATTAGGGATAGAAGGTGTTGAAGAGTTTGGAGAAGAATTAAACGAAATGGATTATGACACTAGACAAAAAACTTTAAACTCTCTATTTGATAGCATGCCTGGGCTTGGTATAAAAGATGCAAAAGCGGCTTATGAGCACTATGAAAACACAGTAGCTCAAACTAATTTGTTGCAGTTAAGAATGACACAATTTGATAATACAATTGGTCAAGCATTTGGACAAGGTGATTTTGTTGAAGGAGCTACAAGAGCTGTATCTGAAGCTATAAAATCATTACCTTTTATGGCTCAAGCTATGATACCTGTAGTTGGAATTCCATCTATTGTAGCGGGAGAAGCTACTGGTGCTTTAAAAGAAGCTCAAAGAGAAGGCGATGATTTAGATATGAAACTAATAGCTTATTCAGCTGTTATAGGAGCTTCTGAAGGTTTACTGGAAGTAGTAAGTAAAGGTATAGGTAAAACTATGTTTAAAAGTCTTTTAGGTAAATCTAAAAACGTTGTAAAAGAAAGCTTAACTAAAATGGCTTTGAAACTCGCTAAAGATGCAGGCTTGGAAGGTCTTTCCGAAGCAGCAACTTTAACTATAAATAACATGGCAGAAAAACATATTAGAGGTGATGAAAAAGCTTTTGATGGTTATTTATTAGAATTAATTGATACCTTTATTATTGGTGCTGTTTCAGGCGGTGGTCCTTCTGGAATTGGTAAAGGTTACAGAATAGTTAAAGATGGTATTGAAAGTAGACAATTAAATAAACAATTAGAAAAATCTAATTATAAAAGTTTGACAGATGCTTTTAGTAATGAAAAAGAAGATGAAGGAAGTATAGAGCTTGCTGAAAATGAAAATACTGAAAGATTTTTAAATTTTGATTTAAAAAATAAAGTAAAAAGAGGAGACTTGACTATTGAAAAATCAGAAGAAATAAAGAAAAATTTTTATCAAACACAAGGTTCTGCTAACAAAATAAAAATGTTAGGAATAACTGGCGATGCTAAAGTAGAAGCGGTTGAATTATTAACAGAAAAATCTAGATTACAAAATATAGTTGATGCGGCAGATAAAGATGGTAAAGCTTTAGTAGAAGGTGAGCTTAGCCAAATTGAAACAATAAATGATAGATTAAGAGAAATATCAAAACAAAACGCTGCATTTAAAAGAGGTGAAGATGTTGGAACAACAAAAGAATTTGCTAAAAAATTAGGTTTTGAATTAGTTCAAGACCAAACTGTAGACGATTTAACTAAAATAGCTCCAAAAGGTTTTAATGCTAAAACTGATTATGGCTTTATACAGGGTAATAAAATATATTTAAATAATGATATTATAGGTGAAACTAATGAGGTTAAAACTGCTTCTCATGAATTGTTGCATGGTATACTAACTAAATCTATTCTGGATGGAGACATGACTAAGGAAAGTGTAGAAAAATTTGTTAAAGATTCATTTGGTCAAAAAGGTTTTGACATAATTAGTAAAACCATGGAAGCAATGGGTTATGACTCAGCTTATTTAGAAAAAAGACCTGACGAGTATTTAACTCAACTTTATGAGTCTGACATGCTAGGCGAAGCTGGTTCGTTTGAAAAAGTTGCTAGATTTGTAGAAAGTATTATTTCAAAAATAACACGTGGTAAATTTAATCCAACTTTTACTAATAAAAATGATTTAGGTTTGTTTTTAAGAGAATATAAAAGCAGTGTAGAATCAGGAACGCTATCAAAAAAATTAAAAGATTCTAAGTTTTTTAATACAGATAAAGATGGTAAGCTTATTACAAGTAAAGAAGGTGATATAAGTGCTTTATCTTTATCTAAAAAAGACTCTAATACAGTAAATGATATTTATGCTGATCAAGGTTTAAACCAAAAATCTGAACAACAAATATTAAAACTACTACAACCTACCGCTAAAGGTTTGGCTCAAAGATTTAGAGATCGACCTAGTTTTGATCAAAAACTTGTTGAAGACCAAATACTTACAGGTAAAAGAGGTATGCTAGAAGTTGTAAAAAGCTATCCAGCATATGTAGCAAAACAAAAAGCGGCTGGTAACACAGTAGCTCCATTGTCTGGTTTCATAAACAATGCTTTTTCAACTAAAAAAGGATTTAAAAGATATATAGATAGCGCAGAAACTGTAGTTACAAAAGAATTTACACAAGATATTAGCACAGCTAGAGGTGTTACTGATACTACTACAGAAAAAACAACAGAAAAAATACCTGAAAAAATTGATAAGCCTAAAAAAGCTAAAGTAAGTTTAAGACAAAAAATTAAAATAACTCCAGAAGTTAAAGCAAAAATAGAAGATGCTGTTGTTAAAACTTTTGGTACTAGATTACCGCCTGCAAATTCACCAAAATTTAAAAAAGCTCTAATTAAATCTTATAAAACCTTATTGTTTAAAGATATTAAAAACATGATGGGCACTAGAGGAGAGTTTGAAAACTTTTTAAGAGATAATTTTGAAACTATATACGATGCAATACCTCAAAGCGTTATAAATAAACGTTTTCCTGGATTTCTTAAAACAGTAGTTGATAAAGATGGTAAACAGATTAGAGAAGCCACTGCTGTAGGTAAAGGTGTTTTTGATAAAAACAAAATAGTAAAAGCTCAATTTATAAGTTATTTTTTAGGTAGAAATGTTAAAGACTCTACTAAAGGTACTAGAAAAGATGCTCTAGCAGAAACGTTAGCTATGGAGTTTGCTAAAGACGCTACGCCTCAAACAGTTAAAAGAGCTGATGTTATAGCGAAAATGAAACTTGCTAATCCTACTGTTACGCAAGACAAAGCTAGTGAAGCTGTTGATAGACCTAGCGATTTTGCTTTTAGTAAAAAACAAAAAGACGGTTTAAGATTATTTCAAGCTAAAGATATATTTGAAGCTAGTGATTTTGATTTTGCCGCTAACAATGATCAATGGAAAAAGTTATCTAAAATATTTGGCTTTGGTCATATTGACATGAAAAATGCTGAAGGAAGAAAAGAATTATTAGATAATTTGATAACAAGTGGAGCAGCAGCTCAATTACCTGAAATTTTTTGGAGAAGCTTTCAAGGAACTACTGAAAATTTAATTGTAAACAAAAACGATAAAAAGTTTATTAAATCATTAAAAAAAGATAAAAATACTATTGTATTGCAAGAAGGTTATAAAGAAACAAGAGGGTATGCTGGTAATTTATTGTTTAAAGATGTTACAGAAGCTGATAATTGGATACAAAAAGCTAAGAATGGGGAAATAAAAGATAAAGACGGTAATTTTTTACCTAAAGTAAAATTTGCTGAAGCTACTCCTCAAATGAAGCAAATGCTTAAAAAAGAATCTTATACAGAAGTTGTAAAAGGGAATAAACAAAACAAATTAGCTAAAGATTTAAATGATTCTTCTTTTATAAAGCGTCAAGATGAATCTTTAGAAGGTTTAAAACAGGTTTTTAAAATATTTGAAAAACTTATACAGCAAGATGCACAAACAAACGTTCCTAGTATTGTAGCTTTATTGTCATCAACTAGTTCTAATCAAAATCATTTTATTAGAACTTCTTCTCCTGTTAGATTTTACGAAAAAAACTTTAGTGGGGATACATCATTATTTACAGAAGAACATACATTACCTGCTAGTTTAGTTGCTAAGTATTTATTTATAGAAGCTGCTCAAAATAACATTAATAAAGTTTGGCCAAACGTAGAAAGAAACTTTTTTCAAGGAGCTTTGTCAAATACGAATGACAATAAGTTGGCTGGAGACGGTGTTAATGGTGAGAAATATACTTACAAAAGTAAAACTCCTCCTGGTTGGACTATGGAAGACAATATATGGGGTAGATATTTTAATGAAAATGTAGCTAATAATGATTTTGGTATTTCGCCTAATGAAATAATGCTTGGTAAAAATAAAAGTGTTTTTGATGTATATCCTGTAAATTCTAATGGCTATCAAGTGGATCAAGCTTACAACAGATCTGTTATGAATGCTGCTAGTAAAAATAGAATAGCTTTACCACAATCGGTAAGACCATTAAAAGGTGCTACTAATAATGAGGTTTTATCTGAAATGAAAAGTCTTGATGATAAAGCTAATGAAGCTAGAACCGCTTTTAGTAAAGGTAAAAATCTTAATAAAGATTTTAATGACATAATAGAAAAAGCTACAGGTATTGGTACAGAAAAAAGATATGGTCAAACAAAAGCTAGAGCTGTAGGCGCTGATAAAGGTAGGTTTGATTTGCTAGGTATACCGCCATCTGCTCAAGATTTTGTAGGTTTAACTAGATTTTTTGCTGGTAAAGGCAAGCAAGGTGATGCAACAATTGCTTGGGTCAAGAAAAACTTTTTAGATCCTTTTGCGAGAGCCAATATAGATATATCAAATGCTAGAGTTGCTTTAGCTAGTGACTTTAAAGCTTTAAAAAAACTACTAGGTGTTAGCCCTAAAGATTTAAATAAAAAAATAACAGGAGAACCTTATAACGTAGGTAACGCTATCAGGGTTTATACATGGGTACAACAAGGTATGACTGTTCCAGGTTTGTCTAAAACTGATCAAGCAATTTTAGTTGATTTTGTTGAGGCTGATTCTAATTTAGTTACATTTGCTAATGAACTTATATCTATAAACAAAG